CTGCTTTAGGATTAGTACTATGAATTTCTTCTAAATCTTTTTCGTCGTCTTCCGCTTTCGCTTCATCGACTGTTTCTTCTTCGGCTTCAGCGCCTTCTTCTAATTCTAATTCGTTAAGAATTTCTTCCAAATCAATTTCCTCATCCAAATCAGCTCCTTCACCCATGTCTTCTTCATCCATGCCTGCGATTTCGTCCATTTCCTCTTCTACGTCCATTTCGTCCATAGTTTCGTCCATTTCCTCATCCATATAGTTTTCTTCTAATTCCTCTTCTTCTTCATTTAAAGTTTCAGATAATTTAGCAGAAAGCATAGATTGAAGTTTCGGTGTGAAAGCTTCTTCTAATGCGGCTTTTGCATTTGCAAGAGCAACTTCACGAACTGCCTTAGCGTCAGCGATAGCCTCTTTTAAAATGTTCTTTGCCATTTTCTTTCGGTTTTTTCTCTTTCGAGTCTCGTTAATAAATTGTACGGGAAATAAGGTTATTAGGAACCTTAATAAGGGTTTGTATAAGTCAGGGACGGCTTATTGGGAAGCTCGTATGTTCTGAACATACATATAATAGGGGAAGGGAGACCAAAAAAGGCGCCGTGGGCGCCTTTAATGAAATATTTAATTAAATATTACTTTTTGTTTGTAAAGAAAGATGCTACTAAGATTAGTACTACTAATCCTACGAAACCACCGTTACCAAATCCATTTACTAATGAAGTTAGATTAGCGATTACATCCATTCCAAACACTGACCCGCCTGTTAAGACAAACCAAAGAATTGATACTGGAATTAAAGCCATAAATAATGACCCTAATCCACCTAAAAATCCACTTACTGTTGAAAATACTTTTTCCATGATAATTTTGTTTTTTAGTTAATTAAAATTTAAGACCTACACCTAATTGTAAATTAGTTGTTTTAGCCGTTGCGTCATAAACCACTTTAGGATCTACAAACACGCCTCTGTGAAACGTAAACATTTTACCTGCACCAATAGATAAATTATCAGTGTTTAAACCTGTAGTTGAAACATACGCGAAGTATCCTTTGTGGAAGTATCTTGCATGTAAATCAATTGCCATATCAGCAGTAGAGTCAGCTTGTGAAACATTAACACCAACCATGATGTTTTCTGTTAAACCATATCCTACTGTTGGGCTTACGGACCACTCAGTCCATGCTTTGTTTGCGATGTCACCTGTTCCGATGTACCAATCGCCTTTTTCCTGTGCGTTTACTCCAGCAACTGTAAGCAGTCCTAAAGTTAAACTTAAAATCAATTTTCTCATTTTTTTTGTTTTAGTTAATATTCGGGTTAATTGAAATATAAGAGGAAACAGGAATTGTCCCTCTTAATTTGATGTACGTATAGTACTATGTGTTTTTAATCTCTCATAGAGTTTAATTGTTTTTGAAACCTTTATTGCTTGACATACATATGACCAGATTTTGGCCTACCCACATTTTTTCGTGGAGATTTTAGAATTGTGAATATTTAATTGTTCACTACTAACATTTACACACACCTGTATTGTCACAGATAATGTCGCGTATAATGTTATTTACGTTTGTATATTTAAATTCGGGTACTACTACTTTACCTTCTTGTAAAGCACGACCTTTTGGAGTCATAAATGCTCCGTGTGTTGATGGTGTTGAAACAAAATCCCAACATAATAATTCAAAATCATCTTGTACTTCAACTGTACCTTCAGCTAAATTTTCTGAAACTGAACCCATACCTCTAGATGATATACCAACTGTAATACCTGATGCAAATAATGCTTTTAATATATTTCCTGCTGGTGTAGGTAATACTTCAACATCGCCCATTACATCATCTCCGTCCCACCAACATCTTTTAATATTATGTGATACGTTTTGTAAATTAATTACCGAGCTTTCTGGGTGATCTAATTCGCCCATTGCGCGATTTTCTTTTACTGGACCTTCCATGTATGATTCTACCTCTCTTTCAAGAATTTCTCTTGGGTAAACTCTACCATTTTGATTTTTAGCTTCAGCACGTTGTAAAACACCAGTAACAACTAGTGATTTATTTTCTTTAATAGAACGTTCTACTAATTGTTTGTCTACTTGGAAAGGTCTATATTCTTGTAATAGCATAATTATACTTTTTTATATCCTATACTTTTATAGGTTTTCATTTTCTTTTTTTTATCGTCTCCAAATGCGTTTGGTGTAGCGTAAGCATCACCATCCCCTGCTTGAAACGAAGCTCCTGCTCCTGCTGATCCTAATGAATTCATTTCATCTATACTGAAGTGTTTTTTCATTATGTCTTCTACTGTTTCGTAATCTGGTCCTTCTTTTGTTTTTTTCTTTAAATCATCTAAAAAACTACTAACTTTTTTATCAAGTAAATCTTTAGGAAAATCATCTCCGTGGTGTTCATTTACACCATCATAGTTTTGGCTTCTTAAAACCCCCATAATAGCATTAACTGCCGCTTGAAGAGAATAACTATTATCATCCGCTAATTTTTTAATAAACCTATTTACCCTTTTAAGTAATTCAGGATTTTTTGCCTCAGCTACATCTTTCTTGGCATTTTTAGCGTTTAATTTTTTTATATAATCTGGGTCTTTTTTTAATTTGAATCCTCTAATTTCATCATCTGTAAGTTCTCTACCTAAAGCTTTTTCAAATGCTTTAATCATTTCTATTTCAGTGCTAGCTCCTCTTTTAAGTTGCTTAATAACTCTAATTAGTTCTTCTTTTGAAAAATCATAATCAACTATAGCTTCTTTTACATTAAGAGGTTTAGAAGGAAAAACAAGTAAAGATCCATCTTTAAGTCTTACTCTACCATCTCTATGAAGTTTATCCATTTCGTCCTGAGTAATTTCTATTCCATCACCTTTGGCTACTATTGAGTCTTTTTCTTTATCTCTTAAATCCTTAAAAAAGGCATCTACTGAAGCTTTGTTTTTTTCAGAGTTACTCATTCCACCACTTCTCATATTCTTCCCCATAAAAGCAGCTGTTCCAGGAACGTCTTGTGCTTTTATTTCAGATAATTGTTTTTGTTTAGCTTGCCAATCGTGTATGTTAAATGGTTTACTCATCTTTATATTTTTTTCTTACGTGTGTTCTAAATTTATTAAATACTTCTTTTAATTCTTCAGACAAATTATATAATACAATGTCGTCTGGGTTTTCATCTGCTAGTTTTTTAAAATCAATTGCTTCTGCTTCTAAATCCGCTACCATTCTTTTAAAAGAACGTTTATATACTACTTTAGACTTTACTGCTCCTGTTTCTGGGTCGGCTGGTTCATCTACAAGATAATAATCTTTTGCATCTGTTTTACCTTTATTTCCCTTAGCAGGATCTCTATCTGATTTTAATTCAGTTAATGTAGATTCTTCTATATTGTATATGTCAACAAGACTAACCATGAATTGTTTTTAACTCGTTTACTAATTCATAATAGTTAAGCAAGTTAATAACGTTATCATCATTAACTGATGATTTTTTACATAATGGTTTAATCATATCTCTAGTTTCAGTTAATTTTACAGCTACTGCTTTATCTTCCACTTTTTTAGTGTATCCAGTAATTGTTTTTTTAACTTTTTTGATTTCTTGGTTGAGATAAGATTTAAGAGCAGGACTATTAGTAACGCTGTTAACATATTCTTTTAGGAGTGTTTTTTGGTTATCTTGTAAACCACTATACTTGTCATTAAATTTTTCAAGTAAAACTTTATAAGTTAGTAGTCTAGTGTCACTATCTTGTTTACTAAAATTTTCTAGAACTGTGTCTTTTTTTACTACTGTTGGTTTTATAGTAATGTGTTCTAAAAGTGTTGTTTTAGAATCTACAATAGATGTGGGTGATGCATTTTTATTTTCAAGTAAATTAAAAATAGATGCCATTACTTTATACTCAGAAATTTTAGCTTTAAAGAAATTATTTACGTTGTATGTATTTTTTATTTCTTTTATTAGATTATATTTCTCTCTTCTTAACTGTCCTTTATTTAACTTTCCGTGTGCCTCAATTAATGTATTGATTAACATTGTTGCTTTACTGTCTTCTTTATATTTTTGGGATGTAAATGTATGATATATTTTATACTCTTTTAATAAAGATGAATCACCACTAAAATATTTTTTAATAATAGATAAGGCCTTAGGCGTATTACCAGCAATAGTATCAGCCGTTAACTGCCTAGTTAGGAGTTCAAATAAAATTCCAGTATTCTTGTACTTAGAATGTTTTACTTTCATTGTTTGTTTATAAATTCGAATTTATCTATATATAAATATAGACTTATTTCTGAGGCTTGATGTTTTCTTCAGATAGCATTCCACTCTCATTTGTTTCTTTTATAATCTGCTTTTTATTGCGAAGTTTTTGAAGAGATTTTTTTAAACTTTTAGCTTCAAATGTAGAAACCTTATTACCATCTGATGGTTTTTCGGGTTTAGGAGCTGATTGTCCCCCCTTACCTAATGGGTCTCTACTAAGATTTCCTTTGTCTGAACCATAATTTTGTGGGCGTTCTACTGGTCTACCTGGTTCTTTTTCATCATAGCCTGTTGGGACTTGAGCAGGTCCTACTGCTTTGTCTCTTTTATTACCATATAATGAAGCTAAATCGTGAGGTGTACCATATGATATACCTGATTCTGCGGGATCATTACCTTCGTTTTCAAGTTGTGACATTCTAAATTTATGTAATGCTTCAACTATTTGTTGGTCTTTTTCTCCTTCATATTGGTCAGGAGATAACCCAAATACATTTTCATAAACCCAATCTTTTGAAAATAATCCTTTATCAATCATTTCACCAGCAACTGTTGTTTTTGCTGTAAATAGTTCTATTTTTTCTTGTTCATAAATAATTGATGGTGTAGTTAATTCTAAAGAAAAGTCAACTAATTGTTCGTCTGTGAAACCTTGTGAGTATAAATGTACTAATGCAATTTTAGTTAATTCTGATTCTACAATTCTTTGAACACGTTCAACTGTACGAGCAAATCTAACATCCATACCTGCTAATGTTGATTTTCCCTCTACTCCTTCATCATATCCTAAATATGGTTTAGGTATTTTTAAAGCTGCCATCATTTTAGATTTTAAATACTCTATATCTTGGGTACCATCATAATCTAAACCTTTAGTTGTTTCAATTTTAGTTGAATTGTCATTACCTCTAACTGGTATATAGAAGTCTTCAGTAATGTTTTGCATGTTATATTTTAAGTTGTAATCACCTGTTTGTTGATCTATATAAGGTGTTTTTTTCATTTTATTAACTGTTTCAGCCATAAATTGTTCAACTTGTTCTGGTGGTATAGCTCCTACATTAATGTAAAATGTTCTTTTTTCAGGTGCTCTCATAATTCTATGAATTAACATAGCATCTTCCATTAACATTAGTTGTTTAAATACTTTACGAGCTGGTTCTAAAAATGCTCTACCGTAAGGAAGATAATTAGAATCTGTAAGTAATCTAAAATGAGCAACTTCATAATTTTCTAATTGAAATTGATCTCGTCTAATTGTATTTGTGGCTCCTGAAGCTAAACCATTTGGGTCAAGTGTAAATCTAGTATAAGATGGGTTTTCAGGATCAGTTCCTTCTTCTCTTACTACTTCATATACAGATAAAGGAATAACATTATATACTCCATATTTTTCAGATACTTCCATTTTTAAATAAAAATCTCCATACTT